GTGGATATGGATTTCCTGGTTTAAAGAAGTCAGATATAATAGTTGGAGATGTGGATGATGCTTATTTTACAGCCCCTTTTGCTAAGCGGTTATCTCGAGCACTAGATCTCATAGATTCAGGTGGTCATTTTCTGAACGTTTCTGTTGGTACTCCAAAAGATGAAATTTTGTCATCTGCAAAAATTAATGATGGATTAGAAAGGATTTTCTTTTCTGGAGAAGCAACTTTTCTAATGTTATGTAGAATCTATTTAGGACCATATTTTGACCTATTTATGATACATAGGGATAGATTATTCGGACAAATAGGAATGAATGCTTGTGGATTGGAATTTCATGAAAGGTTATTTGCGATGTATCAACATGTTTCTGGTTCTATAGATTTTCAAGAATTTCTTAGATCTTTGTGGTGGCTTGACACAGATTATGCGAAGTATGATAAAACATTGTTAGTTTTATTGTATGGTGTGTATATAATGTGGAGATTTGTTTTAAGTACTCCTTTTTACATGGATAAGTCTAATATAGTTGAACTTATCCGCATGAGATCTGTTTTACAAAATGTCCAACAATATGTCATCATACTAGGGAATGAAGTTTTCCTTATGGAAGATAAATTACCAAGTGGTCAAAGCGGAACAGCTGTATTCAATTGTATGTGTGAAGCCATTTTAGAGGTTTTAAAATTCTATTATTGTAGGCATTTATCACTTAATAATGATATTCCACCACAATTTGGTTCTTTTGTTCGAGAAGGAGCTTATGAGATGAAGTTCTTTGTGTATGTAGCATTGATCAATTATGGTGATGATAATGCTATTTGTGTAAATCCATTATGTCATCAATTTTATTCACATGATCGTATTCAGATGTTTGCATTGTGGATTAATATGTCTATTACTCCAGCAAGGAAACATGAGACTAGAATTGAGTTTAAAGCAGTGTGTGATTTATCATTTCTTAAGAGAACACCTGTATTATGTGGGTCTATCTTAATGGGTAAATTGGACTTTAAATCAATTGTACGTATGTTC